TAATCCTGAAATTAGATTTATAAAAGGTAGAATAAAATTTGCAAACAATAAACCAGGAATGTTTGATAATATGCTTGTAATATTTAAAAAACATCAAATAGAGTAAAAAAATATTATATTTGTTATTATACTCTTGAATAATCAAGTTTTTTCAAGTTGGCAAGGCGAGTAATAAGTACATATATATTTAAACCAAAGAAGAAAAGACCAGGCGTTCATAGCAAGAATGCTAGTAGATCACAAGTAGGATATAAAAAGAAATACAGAGGTCAAGGTAAAAAGAGATGACACACGGAGGTAAAAGACAAGGAGCAGGTAGAAAAGATGGTGTAGAAAAGGGAGACTTTAAATTTGTACAATTATTCTATCATTACTTTGCAGGTAAGCCAAGAGAAACACAAGATATAAATCTACAACAAGAAAGTCCTATATTTGAAGTCAAAGTCTTAGACAATGACGCAAAGAGTTGAAACCAATATTGTATTCAATCACGGATATAACTTTTATAGATCAGACAAAAAAATATTAATAGAGCAAGGTGGATCTAGAAGTGGTAAGACCTATAACATACTGCTGTGGATTATATTTGACTATTGTAGTATAAATACAGGTAAAATTATTACTATCACTAGACGAGTGATGCCAAGTCTAAGGGCAACGGTCAGCCGTGATTTTTTTGAGATATTACGCAAGTATGAATTGTATGATGAAGAAAAGCACAACAAATCAAATAGTGAATATATATTAAACAATAATATTATTGAATTTATTTCTTTAGACCAACCTGCTAAGATCAGGGGTAGGAAAAGAAACTTACTATTTATAAACGAGGCTAATGAGATAGACTGGGAGAGTTGGCAACAATTAATATTTAGAACAGAGGGCAAAATTGTAATTGACTATAATCCATCAGAAAGCACACATTGGATATATGACAAAGTTCTTGTTAGAGATGATGTAATATTTTATAAGACTACATATAAGGATAATCCATTTATAGATAAAGGACTTATTACAGAGCTTGAAAGATTAAAAGAAACTGACGAGGAATATTGGCAAGTATTTGGACTTGGAGAGAGAGCATTATCAAGAACACAAATATTTACATTTGGTACTGTAACTAATATACCAGAACAAGCCAAACTATTATCTATTGGTATAGACTTTGGCTACACTAATGATCCAACTTGTGCAGTAGAGGTTTATAAATTAGACCACACACTTTACATTAACGAATTACTGTATAGAACTATGATGACCACAAGTGATATACATAAGTTTTTATTAGAAAAGAATACAAGCAATACTTTGTGCTTTGGTGATAGTGCAGAGGTAAGACTAATAGATGAACTTAAAAGAATGGGCAATAATATTAGACCTAGTGTAAAAGGTCAGAATAGTATTATGGCAGGTATTGATTTATTAAAAAGGTATAAGTTAATGATTACAGAAAGTTCTACAAATGCAATAAGAGAGTTTAGAGATTATAGATGGAAAAAAGATAAAGCAGGTAGACTTACAAATATTCCAAACGAGGGCAGCGATCATATTCCTGATGCTACCAGGTATGCAACCTATAGCCTAATGAGCAAACCTAATTATGGTAAGTATGCTATTCGTTAGAGGACTCTCTAAGTCTAAGCTCTTCCATAGCTGCTTGTATAAACTGTGCCGCAGTTACGATCTCACCCTTGACTTGTGAAGTCTCCATATTTTTTAAATCGTATATCATATTGCTAATGTAATAAAAAAAAAGTTATCAAAAAAATTTGATAATATAAAATATTGTTGTATATTAGCTTCATAATGAATTTTACAAAAGAAATACTATCAGATGATGTTTTAGAAACATTGCTGAAACTACCAGAGTACCAAAGAAAGCACTTAGCAGCTTTTTTAATAGCATCTACTTTATCTCCTGATTCAAGAGATAATTGTGTTGCTGATATTAATAATACTGAAAATTTAAAAGATGAACCGTTACCTTTCTAAAATAAAAACATACTTATTTAACTTTTGCGTTTACATTTTACCAATTTGGATTTTAGTTATCCTATTTGTAATTTTGCAAAACATAGCAGATAAAGCTATGGGTATACTATGAGCAGACCTACAGACATAGCGATAAACAAAGTATTTTGTCATTACGATTTAGATTTTCTAAAGACATTAGACATATCGCAGTTTGAGGACTTATTTATCCAGGACGCAATACACGATCCATATAAACATAAAGTATTGGACATAGACCTAAAAGATATAGACTTTCAAGAAGTACAACAACAAATATTAAAAATATAAATGCTCATTAATTAGGTTTTTTTTTCATTTCAGTTAATTTGGTTTATTGTTAGAGGGTTTTGAGCAGCCCTCTTTTTTTTGAAAAAAAGTGTAGTTTTGTATTATATAAATATGAAACTTACAATCACAGTTCCTACAACTTTGTCTGATATGACACTACATCAGTATCAGAGGTTTGTAGATATACAGAATCAAAATGACGATCAAACATTTATATTTCAAAAAATGATTGAGATATTTTGTGGGCTTGATTTAAAAGATACATTCAAACTAAAAGTATCTGATGTAAGCGACATATCTCAAAGCATTATAAAAATATTAGAAACAAAACCAGATCTAATACAAAGATTCTGGTATAACGAAATAGAGTATGGGTTCATACCAAACTTAGAAGAAATAACACTTGGAGAGTTTGTAGACTTAGAAAGCTATATGAAAGAATGGAAAGATATGCACCTTGCTATGAATGTTTTATACAGACCAATAACAATTAGTAAGAAAGGTAAATATCAAATAAAAGAATATCAAGCCAGTGATACCGATATAATGAAGAAGATGCCGCTTGATGTTTGTTTTAGTTCCCTGCTTTTTTTTTACAATTTAGGGATAGACTTGTCAAGCAATTTGATGGATTATTTGGAGGAGGAACAGTGGAACAACCTTTCTCAAATAGAAACCAGTTCAACCAAAGGTGGGGTTGGTATTCAGCAATTTACGAACTCGCTAAAGGAGATATTACAAAGTTCAAAGATATCACCGAACAAGATTTAAAAACTGCATTGATGGCTATGATGTATTTGAAAGAAAAAAACGATATAGAAAAAATAGAAATGAAAAGAAATGTCAGATAACACAGCAATAAGATCATATTACTTAGTATCAGAAACTATAGAGAGTGCACTGCTAAGCAACTCAATTACTAAGACAGTAACAATAGGAGATATATCAGATGTAGATTTAGGTAAACAAACAATATTCCCTCTTGCACATTTTATAGTAAACAATGTCACAGTAACAGAGCAAACACTACAATACAATATGACTGTACTTGTTATGGATATAAAAGATACAAGCAAGTCAGAAGAAACAGATAAGTTTAGAAAAAACACAGATGAGCAAGATATTTTAAATACACAGCTTGGTGTTCTAAATAACCTTATGCAAAAATTAAGATTTGGTACTTTACATACTACTGGTTATAGATTAGTCAATGATCCAGTTTGTGAACCTTTTGCAGATAGATTTGAAAATAACCTTGCAGGTTGGAATGCAGATTTAACAATAGAAATTAGAAACGATATAAATATATGTTAGTATTCTCAGATAAGTTTAACGCAAGAATAGAAGATTTTTTTAAGGCTGTAAAAAAACAGGCTAGGCAAAATCTTACTAAGGGTACAAAGCTGCAAAGAAAAAAAAGAACAATAAACAACACAAAGAAATTATACAATAGTATAAAATATCAAAAGCTGTTTGAAAATGATGCAGGACTTGCATATGGTTTGTTTATGCAAGATTATGGAGATTACATAGACAAAGGTGTAAAAGGTACAAAGAGTAATTATAGAGTAAACAAGAACACGCCTTTTAAATTTACAACTAAACGACCGCCAAGCACGGCATTGGAAGGTTGGGCAAAAGCTAGAAATATAAGATTTAGAAATGCTAAAGGACAGTTTGCGAAAGGTAAGTATAATCAGATAGCATATGTACTAGCTAAATCAATTTATGAAAAAGGTATAAGAGCAAATAA